GACCAATTAAGACTGACAACATTCTAGATTGTTAAACGATAGATAATACCCTTACATTTTAAGATAAATCATGGCTCAACAGAGTTCAGGAATGACATCATCACTCACCCGTCCGGGTGCGTTGAATGGTGGTTCCGACCCTCGCGCCCTTTACTTAAAATTGTTCAGTGGAGAAATGTTTAAAGGCTTCCAACACGAGTCTATAGCTAGAGATTTGGTTATGAAGCGTACCTTAAAGAACGGCAAATCATTGCAGTTCATCTACACAGGTCGCACACAAGCCGAGTTCCATACTCCCGGAAATAGCATTTTAGGTAACAGCGATGGCGCACCTCCAGTCGCAGAAAAAACAATTACATGCGACGACCTATTAATCAGCTCAGCTTTTGTATATGAGCTAGATGAGACACTCGCACACTATGAATTGAGAGGCGAGATTTCCAAGAAGATTGGATACGCATTAGCAGAGAAGTATGATAGACTCATCTTCAGAGCTATTGCTAAAGGTGCTAGACAGGCTTCTCCTGTAGCAAAGACTAACTTCAAGGAGCCCGGTGGAACACAGATCAGAGTTGGTTCAACAACAAATGATTCTGATGCTTACAACGCAGGCAACTTAGTTAATGCTTTCTATGATGCAGCAGCAGCACTTGACGAAAAAGGAGTCAGTGGCTCTGGAAGAGTAGCGGTTCTAAACCCTCGCCAGTACTACGCTCTTATACAGGACATAGGTTCTAACGGTCTTATCAACAGAGACGTACAAGGTACAGCATTACAGTCAGGTAATGGAATCATTGAGATTGCTGGTATCCAGATTTACAAATCAATGAACATCCCATTCCTATCTAAGCATGGTGTAGCTTATGGCGGAACTACAGGTGAGACATCTCCTTCAAACTTAGGAGACCATGTCGGTACAGCTTTAGCTGACGGCAGAAAGTCTGTAACAGGACTTAACAACAACTACGGTAACAGCACAGACTTCGCTAAATCTTGTGGATTAATTTTCCAGAAGGAAGCAGCAGGGGTTGTAGAAGCTATCGGACCACAGGTTCAGGTAACTTCAGGTGATGTTTCTGTTGTTTACCAAGGTGACGTAATCCTTGGAAGACTAGCTATGGGTGCAGATTTCCTAAACCCAGCAGCAGCCGTTGAACTATACGTTGGAGCAACAGCACCAACAGCGTTCGGTACAACATACCCAGAGAACGGTTAATTTATACACTTTATACGGGAGCTTCGGCTCCCTTTTTTTTATGGCTATTCAAATAAGCACCGATACCGAACTATCCGCAGTGAACTCTATCTTGGGTAGCATTGGTCAATCTCCTGTTACTAACATCACAGGTAATTCACTACAAAATCCAGAGATAGCATTTGTAGTTAACCTCCTTGCTGAAGTAAACAAAGATGTCCAAACAATAGGGTGGACTTTTAACACAGAACACAAAGTAAAAAAAGCTCCTGATGCTCAAGGTAACTTTGTAGTTCCTACTAATGCAATCGTTTATGATTTCCATGATGGTCAAGCTGACAGAGGAACTAACGTTGTAAAAAGAGATGGCAAGTTGTTCGACACAATAAACCAGACAGATGTATTTACCGGGGAATATTATTTTGATATCGTTACACTATATCCATTCACAGATGTACCTCCAGCTATACAGAGATACATAATTGCAAGAGCATCTATGCGTGCTGCTACACAACTCGTTTCTAATGGCGACCTAGTTAAGTTACTTCAGGTAGAGGAACAACAAGCTAGAGCTAACGCTATGGAATTTGAAACAGAACAGGGTGACCATAACTTTATGGGCTTCCCACAGCAGACCAACTATAGAGCTTATCAACCATACAAAGCACTTATTAGATAATGGCAAACATTACACAAACTATACATAGTCTGAATGCTGGTATATCACAACAGCCTGACGAACAAAAGATTCCCGGTCAGGTAAGAGACATGCTAAATGCAGTACCTGACATAACACAAGGTCTGCTAAAAAGACCGGCTGGTAAGTTTGTGAATACTTTAGTAGGTTCTACAGACACCGGCAAATGGTTTCATTATTACAGAGATGAAAACGAACAGTATGTAGGACAGGTACAACGAAATGGTACAATTAAGATGTGGGATTGCCTTACTGGTAATGCTAAAACTGTAGTTAATGCTATAGGTAATACTACATACTTAACACATACTAATAACGAAGATATACAAACATTAACTCTTAACGATTTTACTTATATAAACAATAGGTCCATTACTACAGAAATGGATACTACCACAGAACCTGAAGGAGATTTTACAAAAGAAGTTTTTGTTGAATTAAAAAGTATTTCTTATGCAAAACAGTATGCACTGAATGTATTTGATAGCACTGCTACTCAATCAGTACACACAGCCACACGTATTAACGTGACTATGGTTAACTCTAGTAACAACTATTGTGATACAGGGTTCTATATGCGATCTCATGCTGATAGAGGTAATACTCCTAACGCTAGATGTGGCACACAAGCTGGTGATGGTAGAGATGCGTTTGCACCTAACGTTGCTACACGTATTTTTTCTGTAGATAGTAATAAGACTCTTACAGACACTGGAGCTACTGGAGGTGTAAAAGCTGATGGTACTAATACCGACACTAACTATAGTTATCAAGTTAACGTATTTAATGCTGCTAACCAAGGTAGTCAACAGGGCAGAAAGAATTTATATTTTCGTATAGCTACAACTGGTCAATCAGTACCTTATACAGAAGGTTCTGGCAGTAGTCAAACAACAACATATCAAGCTAGATATACTACAACTCACGACCTATTACATGGTGGTGAAGGTTGGAGAGAAGGAGATTATTTCTATGTATTTATGGCAGATGCCTATTATAAAGTAGAGATAGAAGAATCTAGTGAGTCTATTGTACAAGCTAATTTAGCTCTTGTTAGACCACAACCTACACCATTTGACACAGAAACAACTATTACTGCTGAGAGTATTCTTGGTGATATAAGAGCAGCACTTACTGGAAATGCCACTAATACAGGTAATGGATTTACTTGTACGCAAATTGGTACAGGATTACATATAAAAAGAAGTTCTGTATTCAACGCCTCTACGCCCGTAGGAGAGCTGTTAAATGTTGTTGCTGGTAAAGTTAATGATGTAGGTGATTTGCCCTCTCAGTGCAAGCACGGGATGGTTGTAGAAGTAGTTAACAGTGCTGCGGAAGAGGACAATTATTTTGTTAAATTCTTTGGTAATAATGACAAAGATGGTGAGGGTACATGGGAAGAATGTGCTAAGCCCGGAAGAAAGATAAGACTAAAAAGGTCAACTATGCCAGTGCTTCTTATAAGAACTGCTGACGGTAATTTTAGATTGACAGAGTTAGATGGTTCTAACTACACCATTGCAGGAAAACAATATTCAGTTCCACAGTGGGATGACGCTTTAGTTGGTGATGAAGTAACTAATCCTGAACCTTCATTTATAGGTAAAGAAGTTAGCAAGATGTTGTTCTTCAGAAATAGATTTGCAATACTTGCTGATGAATTTATAGTAATGTCTCGTCCGGGAGACTTTACTAATTTCTTTGCTAAGTCAGCTATACAACTTATAGCTAGTGACCCAATAGATATAGCAGCTAGTTCAGAATACCCTGCTATTATTTATGATGGTATACAAGTAAATACTGGTTTATTATTATTTTCTAAAAACCAGCAGTTTATGTTAACAACTGATAGTGATGTCTTTAGTCCTACAACTGCTAAAATCAATGCGCTTTCTACCTATAATTTTAATTTTAAAACTAATCCTATTTCTCTTGGTACTACGGTTGGTTTCTTAGATAATGCTGGTAAGCATTCTAGATTCTTTGAAATGGCACAGGTACAGAGAGAAGGTGAACCACAAGTTATAGAACAGAGTGCGGTTGTATCTAAGTTATTTGAGAATGATTTAGCTTTAATTAGTAACTCTAGAGAAAACTCTATTATATTATTTAGTGAAGACGATCAGTCAACATTATATGGTTACAGATATTTTGACCAAATTACTGAAAGAAAACTAGCTTCTTGGTTTAGGTGGACTTTACCGGGAACTATTAAATATCATTGTATGCAAGACGATGCTCTGTTTGTAGTAATACAGAATGGTTCACAGCGTGAGTTGTTAAAGTTTGCTATAAGAATGGATACTAATACTGTTGCTTTAAATAATGACAGAGTGCATCTGGATTACTTAATGCCAGTATCATCTCTAGCAGCTAGTGCTTATAGTGGTGGTAAAACTACATTTCCAAAACCAAGTGGTTTAAATGGCACAGGACAGATAGCAGCATATGATATAGACGACCCTGCTAACCCAGCATTAAAGATTGGTAACTATGCAGAAGTAACAGTTAATGGTAGTAATTTAGAAATAAACGGAGACTGGACAGGACAAGATTTTTATATAGGTTATCTATATACTATGTCAGTCACTGTACCAACTATCTACTATGTAACTAAAACTGGAGAAAATTTTAGAGCTGACACTAGAGCTAATACTATATTACATAGAATTAAACTTGGATTTGGACCTATAGGTATATATGAAACTACACTATCTAGAATAGGTAGACCAGACTATACAGAACTATTTGAGGTAACCCCAGCTAACCAAGTCTTAGCAAACAGTACAGGTGTGTTTGATGATAATATATTAAGAACAGTACCTGTATATGACAGAAATATAAATACTACTTTAGTAATTAAATCAACCCACCCTGCTCCTGCTAACTTTCATACGTTAACATGGGAAGGCGTTTATAATAATAATTTTTATCAACGTGTCTAAATACATCTACCCAGCAACATTGGAAGCTGCACTTCGTGTGGCTTCTAATTTACTCCCTGCTGATTATAGGGAGGTTACAGAAGGTCATGGACATGACCCTTTAAACTCGTTAGTCGTAGGGTTTCATAACTGCGACTCAGTTTATTTCGAGGTACCCAACGGAGAGCTGGCAGGCATGGCAGGCGTTCACAAAGGTGGACAAATCTGGATGTTATGCACCCCAGCAATCTATGACTATCCCCATACCTTTGCTAGAGAAGCAAAAAGGTATATTGAATCCAGACCAGAAGAGTTACTGTGGAATATTGTTGACGAAAGAAACAAGGTCCATTTAAAGTTACTCAAGTTCTTAGGTTTTAAATTTCTTAGAAGATTAACCTACGGACCAAATAATTTATCCTTTATCGAGTTTTGCCGTGTGCGACGTAGCAGCAATAGGTCCAGCCGTAGGAGCGGTTGGGAACGCAATGGGTGTAGCCCAACAGAACAAAGAAAAACGTAGACAGTACGAACATCGAATGAAAATTCGAGAACGTAAGTGGATGCAAACAAGGTCTACATATCAAAGTAAACAAGTTCAATTTGCACAAGAAGTTGACCTAGCAAATATAGCAGCTCAACGTGCTTATACAAGAACAAATATACAATTAAATAGAGCTAGAGCATCAGCTATCTTACAGAATGAAGCAGACTTTAAAAAGATGTTATCTAACGAAGGTGTGATAGAAGCCTCTGCTGCTGAACGTGGTGTCAGAGGCGCATCAGTTAGAAGACAGTTAGTTATGAATCAAGGTCAATTTGGTCTGAGTCAAGCTATGCGGTCTAGAGCTTTAACTACTGCTAGATTTGATGCTAAAGAAGTTATGGCTGATACTAATAGACAACTGAAAGGTACACTTAACAAGGCGTTTAGTAAAGTAGCAGTAGCACCTATTCCAGACTTTGCAGAACCGCCACCAGTTATGGGAAATGTAGGTATGACACTTATGTTAGGTATGGGTCAAGCATTAGGTGCTGGTTTAGAAGGTGCACAAGCTAGAACTATGGGTCCCGGACAAACACCAAACTTTGTTTCTCAATCAGGTACTGGAATGTCAATGGGACAAAGCTATAGTTATGTTACAGACCCTACCTTTGGTCATCAAATTAGAACATTTCAGACTTATTAACTATGATTCCACAATTTAATATTACAGGTCAGTCAGTGAACCCTGAAGAAATCGTGGACATCATTCCCGAACAAGAAAAATCTGACAGACAAATTCAAGAAAGTGAAGAGAGATACTTTAACTCATTAAAACAGGTTAATGAAGATAAGCTAAGAAACGATCAAAAAATGTACGAAGGCTTAGCTGATCTTTCTTCTACTTTCGGTAATCTTATAAAAAAGAAACAAGAAAAATATAGACAAGATAGAGAAGCAGAAATAGCTTTAGATGTTCTTACTAGAGGTGTAAGTCCAGAGCTGGAAGCACAGTTCAGAGGCGACAAAGAAATACTATTTGAAGATGATATAGCTCTACAAGAGTTTGCAGCTAAGATAGAAACCACTGACAGTATCACCGCTCAAGAATTTCGTAAGATGTCTGGGTGGGAAAGGTATATGGTTGCAGAGCAATATGCTATGCAGAAAGCTAAAGACTACGATCAGTATGTATATAATGCTTACGAAACAACTAAGATAGATGTTATTAGAGATGGTCAACCAGCGACTGTTGGGCATATGGATAACCTATCATTACAAGAACAATCAGCTTTAGATGCAAAGATTAAATTTGAGTATGCTAAACAGTTTGCAGGATTAAATCCAGCAATGGTAGCTACTATTGTTAAACCTGAGATAGATAAGTTTGACGAAGCTAGACGTAAAAAACAAGCTGTAGAAAGAGAAGCTAATTACCAAACAGAGGTAGCAGCTTCTGACAGTAGAATGATACAGTCTGGTTTTGTTACTGCAAACCCTGATGATGGACATCAACTAGCACATGACTGGGCTGCTAGATATGCAGCTAGAAACAGAACAACTATAGGTGCTGGTAGAAGAGCATTTGCAGAAAACTTAGTTAGCTTAGTAGAGCAAGATATAATAACTTATCCACAAGCTATGTCTATAGTTAATCACGAAATAACAGCTCGTGATGGTTCTATTAAAACTATGGGTTCTTGGAAAGAATGGTCTGGTTTAACAAGTGAATTAGCAGCAGCTAATGAAAAAGGTGTACAAGCTAGAGATAATAAAAGAGAAGCAGATATTGCTGCTGATGTAGAAATGATTAAATCTAAGCCTACTACTAACGAAGAAAAGGCAATAATGATGGATGTCTACAGGCAGAAATATGATGGTTATGTTCCTAACGAAATAGCTGATGCTTTGCGTGGACATATGGAAGACTGGCAAGCCGAAGATATGATAGAGAAATCAATCCGCTACCAAGGTGGTGTGTATGATTTTGAAGCTAAGAATCTTAGTACAGAAATGTACAACAAACATAAAGATAAGATTATATCTAGTGGAGCTATGGTTCCCGGTTCCAGTGACCATAAGTTAGCAGCACAGTATTTACGTGGATATACTAATAGAGGTACAGAAGAATCATTTGGAGAAACAGATACTAAATCTCCTGAGTGGTTAACATTATATGGTAATTTAGAACAAGCATTTAATGAAGCCTACGCAAAAGCTACTGTACGCGATGGTAAAATTATAGGTCAACCGGAAGATGGATTTAAAGCTGGCATAGCTGCTGTAGAGACTATTATAAATAATCCTACTGAAGTTTTAAGATTACAAAATTTTGACACTGAAGTTGGTGATGGTTCTTATAGTAGATTAATACAGAATGGTATGACACAATCTGCTAGTGGTAACTGGAAAAAGAAAAAAGTTAGTGCTACTCAGGCATCACAAAAAGAATTA